GTCCAAATTGGTAGATCTGATGGATCTGTTGTTAATATATAGTTACTTGTATTAGTAGCAGCACTAGTATTTGGTGAAGTTATTAATTTTCCAGTGGTATCAAAATATGCAATCCCATTTGGATCATTTACGTCTGCAGTCTCGTAATACAAACCATCGGTGGTAGAAATTAAACCATCGACGGATAAAGTTCCAGTTATACTGGTATCATTAGAAATATTGGCTTCACCAGAAATATTTACTGTATTTGTAAAAGTGGTAACGCCAAGTACTGATAAATTATTTAATATTTCTACAGCACCTTCAATATCTACACTAGATTTGAATACAGATACTCCAGTTACTGTCAAACCCAAACCAACGTTCAGGTTTTTAGAAATTCCTACGCCACCACTGACAATTAATGCTCCACTTGTAGAGTCGAAAGAATTTTCAGTGTTTGTAAAATATGCAATTCCTTCTATAGTTGTTGATGCAGAATCAATAACACTTGTCATTAAAAACTGCCTTGATGGCAGATCCCATACAAGTATTAATCCATCAGATTGAAACGTATTATCAACATCATCTAGACTGATTAATTTTGTTGGTGGTGATGTAGCGTTAGTTAATATTCTAGTTGCATTTTGTGGTCCAACCCTAGCCTTAATAGGAGATTGGTTGACCGTAAGTGCGCGTATTGCCATTACCTAGTTACTCCCGCTCTTATAAGTGCGGCACCTTCTACAGCTTTTGTCAACGTCCCAGAAACGGTGGTCAATTTTATATCATAAACATATCTTCCAGGTTTCAATGAAGAGGTTTCTGTAGAAGCTAAAGAAATTTTAACTTTCCCGCTATTTGCAGGTAATACAACGGTTGAACCAAAGGATACTGAAGTGGAACTTGTGTAGGTTTTTCTAAGTTGTGCTTCAACACTATATCCTGTCAAATCCAAATAATCACCAGAAGTAGTATCTTCCAACTCAAAAGTAGTCTCAAAATCAAAACCTTGCTCGATTACTATATTGGATACAAATACAGCCATTATTCAGATGAGCATATGCGTTTTCTAAAGGTATTTATATTACGACAAATACCTATACGTCATTTTTCTCCAAAAATTGTTTAAGTAAAGATTTAATCTCATCAATATCACTTTTCATTTGGTCCAATTCACTCTTTTGAATCTCTCTTTGTTTGATAGAATTCACATAGTTATTATAAGCAGTGGTGTCACAATTTATTATGGCACCACTTATTTCATCTCTATAAAGACTTTTGTGCCCTTCTACTCTAATCATATCAGTGAAATAGTTCTAAGGTCTTTGATTCTTGGAGCATATGCTTGGTTAGTTCCAGACATTACAATCTTGATTGAATATCCAGTAAATAAGTCTAAATTATTTGCAGTAAATTCATACTCTAGATATTGGTCATCCAAACTTGCTGGAATAAATGTGTCTGGTCTTCCACTATTATTTGCTGGATTGACAACTTGGAGTCCATCTGCAGTTAAAGTTAAATTATCATAACCTGGGAATAATTCAAACTCTTGTTCCACTTCGCTAGAATCCTCTCTGATTAAATTGTAAAGAACTCTAATATCAGCACTTTCATGTCTATATGCTGCAAGTATTACCTTGAGAGACGTTGCTGGTTGAGTGAGATTGACAGTATTTGAAACATAAACCGCCGAATGGGGGTCAAAATTGAATGAATTTGAGCGATTGTCAGTAACATAATTTGTTACTGGTCTGTTTAATCTATCTAATCTGAATTCTGTTGTAGATTCTTCTGTGAAGATGATAGGAGACAAATTGCTATCTTTGGTTGTTAATCTAATTGCTGTTGTTAAAGATTTATTTCTTGGGAGAGATGATAATCTAGCAGTTTCATTAACTTTTGATGCAACCATTCTAACAGAATTTAATTTATTTGTCTGATTCAATTGGACTGCTTCAAATCCATTATCAATAAATGGTATCTCCGAACCATCAACACTTCTTCCAGTAATAGTTCTTACAGATGCACTAACGCTTGTGGAAGAAGATGGGGTTATAACCTCATAATATGGAACTATCTCATTGAATTGAATATTCTTGGTAGATTTACATGAGTTTCCACCAACGGATTCGGTAGACTCAAATGCAAGTCTTGGTGCTCCAGATGTACTTCCATCAGAACTTCTATCATTTCCATTAGTAGACATATCAATCTCAACATGATAACCATCAATACTATTTTCCAAAAGACTTACAGCACTCTCTACATTATTAATTCTTCTCATTGATACACCACTAAGTTCATATTTGTAAACTTGTGTACCAATTTCATGCGGTTGAGATATAGTGTTATCTTTTGCTCTACCAGATCCAGAAATTGATAATGTGCCAGATCCTACGCCATTGTATTCAATTATTTCATCCCCAACTGAAACATATCCAGGATAGCTAGCACTTACATTCTGTCCTTCAAAAATATCAAAACCGGAGGTATTAGCAATGCTTATTGTTGAAACTTCATCTATTGTTAAAGGAGAATTTAATGCAGATGTTGCAGAATTTGGTTCAATATCTGAAAGTACAACTCTATCAGTTCCAGAGTACATTCCATGATCAAATTGACTGACGGAAATATAATTTCCAGAGAATAAATTATCTCCGCCACTAGTTCTATCTGTAATAGTAGTAGAACCCAAAGAAACAATATCTCCAGAATCATTATAGTAACTTAAAGCAGCACCTACTTGGAATGCTTTACCTGCACCTCTTTCACCTTGAACATTCGTTAAGTACAAAGTATCAGTTCCATTAATAGATCCAATAGTAAATCTTGCACCTGCTCCGAGAGATGTTACTATACCAACAACATCACCAACAACATATCCATTACCATTTGCTGTTGTTGCAGCAATTGCAGTAATAGAACCACCAGAAGCTGTTACACTCAATCTAAGACCAGATCCATCTCCTACAATAGTTGTTGTTTCTAAATTATTGAATGTACCTGTTGGATAATTTGTTCCACTATTTGTAATATTGCAATTTGAAACCTCACCACCAACTGCATCAATAAAACCATAACCATATCCATTAGATCCTGAAATTTGTCTTCCTGCAGATAAAACTGCACTATAATCAGTATCTGTAGTTATTCCAAGAGCAATGTTTCTTGATAATGTTACTAATGGATTAGGTTCTAAATTTTCAACATATCCGTTACTTTCATCAAGAGTTGGATTGTAGAAGAATGCAGTTCCTGTATCAGATGTGAAATTTGCCTTGTAAAGTTTAAATTTCAAATCTTGATATTGGTTTGCAGTCCATATAGATCCATTTTGAGATTTAAATAAACTTCCAAGAGAGAACTGTTTAGAATAAATTACTGCTTCAGCGTTTGGTAAAGATTGCGTATTGATGGTTTTTTCTCCCATTTCAGCAATCCATAATTCATAATCATCCGATGTTTCTGCAAGCGCAACAATAGCATACTCTTCTCCAGGTGCCAAATAAATTGGATACTCAAAAGTAACTTTTGTTGCAACTTCACCATTTCTGGAAACATTTACCTGATCTGGAGTTAATATTACTGGTTCTCCAAGAACATTCAGAGTTGGAGTTCCCAATTCTACAGTTCTAACCTCAATTCTTACAGGATCATTTGTAGCTGGTTTATTTGCAAAGAACAAATCTACTGCTGTTAAAAATGCACCATTTGCATCTTCTGGTTGACCATTTGAATCTGGGAGAGATCCATCGCCAACGGAGAATGATTGTGCAAGAGGGTCTCCTCTGCGAACACGAGTAATAGTAGTTGTAGTTGTAATAGTTCTCACTCTTTGTCTTACTTCATATCTACCTAAAGAACTATAAGTTCTTTCTGCAGTAGATTGTAATTTACTTCCAGGTAAAGGTTCGGCATTTGTAGGACTATTTGTCAACTTGAATGTTTTTGTACCTGTACCAATTCTTACAGCAGGTGGTGGTGATACGAAGGGATTTCTCAAAAAGAATGATCCGATCAGATCTCCATAATTATCACTAATAAGTCTAAGATCTTTAACATATGCAACTGCTCCGCTGGTTTGACCAACAAGTTTCATACCTTTTTCAAGGTATCCAGAATATTTTCCTTGTGCTTGTGCAGATAATGCATATATATCCACATTGAGAGCTTTTGTGGATTGGCTATATGCAGAACTCAAATTTTCAGTTTTAACATATGGATTTATATTAAAGACTTTTTCTGGTGCATTATATGGACCTTCTTTATGGTTTGCGCGTGCAACCCTAAAACTAATTTTTCTACCACCTTTATAACCAATTACTGTTTCTCCAACTCGGAAAGTGCCCAAAGCACCATAAGATGTCAGAGATGCATTTGGCGAAATTTCAATGAGTTTTGGTATAAAATCAACATTTCCATTACCATCGAAGAATTGATAGAATCTTGTTAATGGTTTTAAATTCTTTGCATTGAAAGTCGTATTTCTGGAACGCATAAAACGGTCTATTCCAGAAGAAACAAGGACATCTCTTGATGATACACTTACACTTGAAACCGGACCTGGAGGTGGTACTGGCACACGTCTTCTTTGTTGCCAAGTTCCCCCACCAAATCGTCCAGGACGCTGAAAAGTTTGAGTAACGATCCTGAACTGAACCCTTCTCTGCACAGTTCTTACTATGTTTCTTCTAACAGTGCGATCAGCAAGTCTAATTATTCTAACCCATGTATCACGTTTTGGCGATAGTTTTACAGTTCCATTATATACAACAACATTGAAAGGATTAACATTTTCAACTCTAGTTGCTAATGGTTGTTCAATCCACGGAACACTGTCATATTTTAATGTAACTGCACTACCACTTTTTTGTACATTAGAATCTAAAAGATCAAAGTTTGTGGTTAAATCTAATTCTTCATCACTAATATTTTGTGCGGGAGCAATTTGAGCTTCTAGAGTATTAATACTAGAAATAGTTTGCAATTCTTGATTTTCTGTATCCACTTGAACAGATGAAAAATCTTGATTTACAAATGAATTATCTTTAAAATCATCTACAAAAAATCCAGTCTTAAATCTATTATTCCCTTGAGCATCTTGAACTTGAAGAGTTTGTGTATTTAACTCTAAAAGTGATAATGAGGTAATATTCTCAAGAGTTTCTATTCTATCTTCAAGTTTTCCAATATCTCTCATCGTATATCTTCTATTATCAACCGTATTAACAATTGCTTCGGAGGGATCGTAAAGATATGGTGGTAAATCTATAGTTCCCAATTCCATCAATTGATCGGGATTTGTATTTACAGGTGCTACTGGCCTTCTCGAAGATATTCCTTTTTCAATTACAAAGTTTCCATAAAGATCTAAAAATATCTTATCAGTTCTTGGAAGATAGTATGTGTATCCTAAAATGGATTCTTCTTTAGGTTTTAAAATAAACTTCGGTACGCTTCCAAATACTCTTGATCCAAAATCGAATGGAGATCTGTTAGTATCTGTAAACTGTGGTACTCTTGGTCTAAAATCTAAAGTATCGGATGCTCTTACTTGAATTGAACCTATTTCTGGAATATCCTCCAAAAATCTATCATCATCATAACTAAGAATGGTAAATACATCCCCATTATCTGAAGATGGGACTACATAATGGTCAAAAATAATTTTTAGTCTTCTTGAAGGTGTAGGTGTATTTAAACCTCTAACTATTTTCGAATAATCATAGTATTGTTCTTTTTGACCTTTGTCTAATACATACGTTTGGGTTATATCTCTATATGAACCAAGAGTTATTGATAAGATAGATGCTGAAGAATTACTTTCCTCAAATACTACATTCTGACCAGCAATAAATCTATCTTGATTTAAATATACAACTTGAACTGTATTGATACCTTTGGTTACTACTCTAGCAACTACATTATTGGCTGAACTAATAATATTTTCTCCAATAATAGCATTAGATACAATAGAAGAATCTGCAAATTGTATACTATCTAATACTGGTTCTGAAGTTCCAAGTGATTCATAAATAGCAAGAACTTTTACAACGTCTGGATAATTTAATGAAATTTCTTCATCTTGAACTCTCAATCCATAAGCATCAGAGTTATATGTTAATCCATCATTGATGGAGTTATTTGGATCGGATCCAGAATTAGAGTTTCTGGAATATATTACATCAATAACTGTACTTCTGGTATACTCTTTAATTTTACTCTGAATAGAATTTTTTATAAGTGTAACATTTACGGTAACGTCTCCAGTTTGGTTTGCCAATAAACCTTCAATGGTTACTTCATTATTTGTAAGACTAAATGAATCTGAAGTTATTGTTCCTATTCCACCATTACTATAATGAACAGAATAACGCTCTTCATCAAAAGATTTGTAGAAAGCACTTGTTATTCCAGACAATGCTGATAAATCGAATGTTAATTGCCCAGATGCATTAGTAGTTTGTTGTACTATTTGATCAGAAATTTCTAAAGTGGATCCAGAAAGATCTACAGATTGTATATTTTGTTCTGGAAGTTGTACGTAAAGATATGCTTGTTCTCGATTTCTTAAAACAGGATATCCCAATTTAATGGATGCATATGTTCCATTGGTAACTGATCCATCAGAAACACCAGGAACAGTTGTACCTATCCCAATTGTAAGTGAACTATTTGATACTGCTGTCACTTCATTAAAAGTTTCATCTCCAGATGTAGTTTGATATCTAATAATATCTCCTACTTTAACTCCGGTAAATATCTTTCCTGGACTTTCTAGTGTATTTCCGCCACTGATAGTTCCACCAACAATTCCATTTGGAAGATTGAAAGAATCTAAAACAGTATTTGCTCTAAATTCTGTAAAATCACCACTAGCGGCTTGAAATACTGATTTAATATCTTTTGTTGCATATATCGTTACTGATTCTGCAGTAGCAGAAGCATCAATACCAGAGATTATCAACTGCTCTCCAGCAGAAAAAGTTCCTGATGTCTGCCTGATAGAAACAGTATTTCCTGTACCAGAATCTATAGCATAACCGCTAGCACCACTACTCTTACCTTTGATAAATGTTGACGTAACTAGACCTAAACCAGAAACTGGAGTATTCAAAGTTAAAGTAGTATATGTTTGAACATCATACAAATATAAATCCCAATTTGTAGATGCATCCTGATAAGAATCTCCAGATAAACTGAAAGTATATACTCTAGCGTCTCCAATTTTTGATCCACCCAAACCAAATGGTTTGTCATAAAGTTCTATTTCTCCCCTTTGGCGTGCTGTTCCATATACATTATTAACTCTTAAAAGATTTCCCATTTCAAAAGGAACATTTGAGGTTGAAGACTCAACATCTCTTGGTTTTTCTATATCTAAAATAGTTCCTACTGGTTTTTCAATATTTACACCACCAACATAAGCTTCTCCTGGAGAAACTTTCACACACATCAAATCGTCTGAAGGACTATTCTGCTCATCGGTAAATTGAGTATCAAAAAATAATCCATCATTTCCAAGTTTATTATTTAAAGAATTGTGGAGAGTAATGCCAAAATTTTCTAGAGCATAGTGTCCAGACTCTTCATAGGTTCGTTCTGCAATATAATCACCAAGTCTACTTAATTGTGTTTTAGCTTCAATTTTATTAATTCTACCATCTTTTACTCTAAGTAATTCTACAAAATCAGTATCATTTTTATCAGAAATATCTTTCTTGGTCAGAGTTAAATTTATCTTAAGTCTATCTGCTCCTGGAGCAGCGTAATTTGAAAATCCTTTAGCATTATCATAAAGAGAATTATCATCTTTTGCATTAACCAAAAGTTCTTCAATTTTTAAACCAACTCTATATGATGGTGTATTTGTATAATTATCTAATATTATAGTTTGCTGAGAAACTTCAGCAAAAAATCCTCTAATAAAGTATGTTCCTGCCCCAATAGATGCAGAAGAACCTGTAGAAGTTGCTTCAGATGCAATTAAAGATGCAAATGGAGTTCCTGCAGTTATTGTAGTATTTCCATAAACAATATTTTCATCAGCAATTAAAGATTCTCCATCCTCAAATGGATCGAAGACAAAATTATCGTTGGAATCTACATATTTTACATATATCGTTATATCTTCTACTTCACCACCATCTGGATATGCAACATATTGAAGTTTTGCTGTACTTCCAGAAGTTTGTCCAGTTATTTTCTTCCCAACAAAATTATCAATATATGTAGAAATATCAATTCCAAAAAGAGATGAATTTAACTTCACCGAATAAAATTGATTATCATAAGTTATATTACCTGGACTTACTACTGTCCCATCTTTAAAAATATAACTTCCGAAAGATTGGATTTGATTTTGTAATGTTGACTGTAGAGTGGTCAGTTCTCTTGCTTGAACTGGATATCCCGGTTTAAATAAGACCTTGTAGAAATTTTTTGCGCGATCAAAGTCGTCAAAATATGGATTAACGTTTAAATCTGTTTTTTGTGCCATCTTTTTTAGAATTCCAGAATGATTTTAATGTCTTCTTTTTGCCTGATGTTTCTTTCTACAGTAGGTCTATTGTCAATGTAAATAACATCACCCGTCTTTTTATTTATCTCTGGATTTGCAAGTCCTCCAGAAAAACTAACTCCTAAATTTACACCATTTGAACTACTTCCACTAAATCCTGCAGCAACTTGAGCACTTGTAGCACCACCAGAGAATTCTATAGATGCTGTATTGTTAAAATCAACAATTTTAGACTTTACGCTAACATTATTAGCATCATTTTGATCATACCCATTGCTAAAATATAAAGATCTGTCTCTATAATATTTTAGAACTTTTGTAGTAGAATCATAAGATGCAACCCAACCTCTTGCGATTTCAGTTGCTGATATATCTTGTGTGATCTCATCACCAACATTAGGAAAATCTGCATAACTATCTTCCAATTTAATTGAATATAAAGAAGAATAGTTTGAACCTGTGTAGTTTGCGTTTCCAGAATATTCCGTTGGATTTCGTAGTAATCCTACTTGAGAAAATTTTGTATCTGTTGGAAAATCTCTTGTAGAATCATCAAATCTGGCATAAATTAAAACTCTATCTGCACCCAACTCTTTATAAATGTCATATCCATGACCACGAGATGGTGGAATTATTGGTATAAGTTTTGCTCCTGGTTGTGCTATACTTCCAGTTCTTCTTAAGTCTACAACACCCCAGGTATATCCTTTACCACCGTTTACTACATCAACATCCGTAATAACACCGTTAACTGTAGTTATCTGAACAGTTGCTCCACTACCATCCCCTAAAATATCATAAACACCGTCGGAGTAACCACTAGTCCCTCCAGATTGAATATAAACTTTCTTAATTTGATTTTCGTTTACTTCAGAATCAGCATCATCTCTAATCCTAGAAATTTCTGGATCTGTTGAAGTTGACCAATTATTTGGTAAAACAATATATTCTGTCGAATCAAATTTGATTATATCTGTAGGAGCAACAGTAAATAGATATTTCCAGACATATCCATCAGATCCTGGTGCAAATGGTGCAGAATCTATAGAACTTGGTTGAGCTGTTGATTTGTTTCCATTTGGATTTGTTCCAGTAGATCCATTATCAATGCAAACATAGACTCTAAAATCAGAGTTAATTACATAATAATTTGATTCATATAACCTCAATGATTTTGTAATAGGTGCTGTATTATCGGCACTATAGTCATGCCTGTACATCTCATATGTCGTATTAGTTTTCCACTCTACCTTTCTAACGACCCTTCTAACATTATCAGCAGTAATTCTTCTACCAAATAATCCAGTGTCTCTATAATGGGAAAGATATTGCAAATTATCTTTAGGATCAGGAGAACCATTAGTATTATTCCACGTAGAGGTTCTACCAAATCCAACCGCTGTTGGATTTGAGAGTCCAAGAAATACGTAGTATGAGTTACTTTCGTTAGAAACAGAATCTACAAAATTACCTGCATTAAATATTCTAAATTGATCCGTTACTAGGGCAGACATATTGATAGTTTTTTAGATATTTATATTAGATTATTAATTTTAAATTTCATAAATTGCACCAGTTGCTCTCAATGTAGTATCTCCAAGTCTTCTCATTACTGTTGGATATGTAGATAATCCTGATACAACTCTTCCAGTAACTCCAATAGAAATGGGGTTTGTTCTTGAAATGTTAGCAGCATTTGACAATCTACCCCAAGAGTACTTTCCAACAATTCCAGTAGTATCTATTCCCACTAAATTGGAATTTGTATCGACACGACATGTGATAATACCAACATTACCAGTTACAACCGACAAATCACTAATATAGTAAATATTGTCCAAATATATTGTACCAATTCCCACTACTTCAGAATCTGTAGAAATGGTTGATCTTACACCATTTCCAACTCTAGTATCTGTAATATAAATTGGATATCCAATCTGTAAAGGAGAGGTTAAAATATCTTCAAGTGTAAATTCTATTGCGAGTGATGGTATAGATGTAGATGCAATGCCAATAATATTTCCAGTTAATCCATTAATAAATCTCAAGTTGGAAATATATTCAACATTCCCTGAAGGATCTGTAGAAACACCACTAACAACTAACAAATCAAATGGGTCTTCATCTGGATTTTCATATTGGAACATCTCAATATTATCTACAAACAATTCAGTATCGCTAACTGAAAGATCGCCTATAAGTTTAGATGTTGGGAAAATCAGTGCCTTTAAGGAATCTCTTGATTTAGATACAACTTCACCATTAACTTTTTTATCTACTTTTTGCTTGGTCCAATCTAAAGTTTTCCAAGATGAATCATCTACAGAAGATCCAGAATAGATTTCTGTTTCAAATCTATCAGAGAAGGAGAGATCCGAAACAGTCCTTTGATCTTGACCATCTTTTTGTACAATATCACCTTTTTCAATTGTTGTATTAACATTAAAACTTGCAACATCACTATCAAGTCCTTTATAAAAATAGATTGATATGTTGTCGTCTTTTTTGGGAGGTGTTGTAAACTGGAATGTAGTTCCACCGTCAAATGTGTAAGATAATCCTGGTTGTTGTAATATTCCATTAATGAATATCAAAAGATTATTTGCGAGATTTAAATCTCCATTGAGATCTTTCTCAAAACTACGTAGTTCACCATTGTAAAATAATGGGAATGCCACTCTTGAACCATCTTGTAAATCTGCGATAGAATCGATGAAATCTAACTTTCCAAAATCCCAAGCGCAGAACTTATCGGAATAAGTATCCAATACTGTAATTTCAAACTCTTCTAATGGCGAAGAAAGTGAAGCATCTGTAACTAGTCCAACAGGTTTGAACACATCACCTCTTTCGAAACTATATCCAAGTTTGGTGATATCGAAATCAGTGACTCCAAAATAAGTGGTGGAAGATCCAACTATTGGGCCAACTTTAAGGCTTATTGATAATCCAATTCCAGTTGTAGTTGTAGCACCAATACCAAATCTAGAAACACCAACAACTGACAGATTTTCGTAAGAAGGCGGTGAAACAAATATTGAAGGACTTGTATATCCTGTTCCACCATTGACAATATTAAATGATAAAGTTCCTCCAACGCCAATTGAAGCAGTTATTTCTGCTGCTGTTCCAGAATGACCCTCTTCATATACAGAAATTCCAATACCAGACAATCCATTATAACCAGAACCATATGATCCTCTAACAACACCACTTGTTGTAATTCCAGTAATGACTCCACCACCCACTATTGCGGTCACAGAAGCGCCTACAAGAGGTGCAAATCCAAGACCAGTAGTTGATCCATAAGAAATTATTATTCCACCTCTTGGAGTCTCATTTATATTGATGTCTTGTTCTGAAGAATAGTAAACAATTGGATCTTCATTTGGTTTAGTTATTCCAGAAAATACAAAGGTAGTTATTCCTGGATATGGAGATGTAGTTTCTATAACATCAAAGTTTCCAAAAGGATTGTTAATAGTTGATGGTTGCTGGAAAATACCATTAATCAGAACTATTCCACTTGATCCTTCTGTTCCTATTCCGGAGGTATTTCCACCACCAACCTTCATTGTGAAAGTTCTTCCAATACCATTAAAATCGTTAGATATATCATCATATATTTTATTGTTGGTATAATCAGATCTTAAGAACACTCTTGCATTGAATGTGGAAGTTTCATAATCTAAATTTGCTGGTGTTTTATCGATTTGAGGGTTTCCTCTTGGTGGGAAAGTGAAGTGAATCTGATTATCTACTATATTGAAAGCACCACGATAGATATCAACTTTTGAAGATGCTGGATGTGATGATGCGGAAGTTCCTACAAATCCTCTTTCTGTTTGAACAAGACTGAAAGATCCATCATTTGTTATAGGTCCAATAGAAGAAGTTCCCAATCCAACATTGACAACATTCATATATTCGCCATTTATATTTAAAATATCTGCAGGTCCAATTGAAGCAATTCCACTTAATGCAAATATTGATGTCCCAGCACCAAGAGTATCAGATAACTGATGACTAAATCCAGAAAAACTTAATGGATGTTGAATCAGATCATCCAAAACAACAATTGTTTTGTTGTTTTTATTAAGCATTTCAAACTGGTGAATATTTCCTCCACCAAGATCTGTAAATGTTATTGCAGATCCACCTTTAGATGTAGAAATTTGGAAAGAATCTTCATTTGTGACAATTGCAAAGACTTTTGAAGGTAGAAGATTGGTTATAGATCCATCATCATATGTCATTGCAGTTGTTGCTAGACCAACAACAGATGATTTTGGTGTATATACTAATTCTTCGTTATTTCTAAAGAAGTGGTTTTTTATATTGAATGTTCCAGTGCCAGGATTCAAAATACTGGAATTTTGTGGATTAAACACTTTCTTAAAGATTCTAACTTTATTTGACAAAAGTTCAAAATTAGTTCTATTGATCCTATCGCCATTGATGGAATTATAGAATTCCAAATCTACAGATGCTTCACTAACATCACCATATTCCAAGGGGAGTGGATCATTGATTATGTCTATTTCTTCGTAGAAACATTGACTGAAAGATGTTATCTCTAAATTATATGCTGCATATTCTGGATCCGAAGTAAATGTAAGATCAAAAGTGGATCCAGAATTATCTACCCCAAAAGTTCCTATACCAATAGCATCATCGAATACAGAAGTTCCATTGACAGATAATAATGCAGCTTGTTGGACATATGCATCATTAGTATCCTGAATCATCATAACGTTATGAACAGCTTTAGTAGATCCGATACTAACTTCAACTAAAGATTTTATTGCATTAAACTTTAACTTATCAACTGATACTAAAGTTGCACTTCCTACTCCTTCAGCATAATTTGATTGGTAAATTACACTTCTTTCAGAACCATCAAACTGATCCCCACTCTTAAATCTATAAGTTTGCCCAACACCAACTATAGTTGTTGAACCAAATCCAACTAATTTTGCTTTTACAGTATTCTTACTTAAACCAGTATTTGTAAAACTTAAGGATAAAATACCTCCAGAAATATCGGAATTAAATGTTCCGATAAAGTTTCCAGAATAACTAGAAGTTTCAAACTCGGAATCTCCATAGTATTCTGACATGAAAGTATTTGTTCCATCGTGAGTAACATACAATTCAACAAAATTCATATCACCACTTGTATCATCTATAACTTGAACATTAGCATATAGAGATCCAATACTATTAGCGTCCAAATTGGATAGTGACGTTGTAATTCCTGGAGTTGCAATTCCAATAGAAGATATTAAATCAATAAATCCTAAAGAAGTTGTTCCAACACCTGCAGAAGAAGATGTAAATGTATTTGTAATAATCTTAAGTTCATAATCAGTATCAAAAGGATCATTTGGGATAAATCTGAAGTAAGAATCTTCAAAATCATCTGTATAAATGTCATATGTTCCATATGACGATTCGGAATTGAATACTTCACCCTTTTGCATAAAGAAATCATTTGTACCATCATTCAATATTACAATTTCCGTAAATTGAATTTCTGTATTGTTTCTATCAGTAACTCTAATCAAATAATTATAATAATCAGTTTCATCATTTAATTTTTGAATATTGACAAACGGATTTGGTTCGTCTTCAAAATAAGAGAATTGGTCAGTGAAATCATCTACTGTCAATACTCTTGTTGCAGTTGAATCAAAGAAGAAATAATCTACAAGTCTCTTATTCTGAAGTTGAATAAGTTTTGAAGATCCATCCAGTACATTGTAATCTCTAGCAAAATCAAAATTGTAAATAGTATCTACTCTCTTTTCATCAATCAAATCGTACAAATAAATTGTATTGTCATCAGACCCTATTCCAATTTTTGGAGCAGTTTTTTGAACTACAGTATCAGCGAAATTTTTAAGTCCGGCAGTATGAAGAATACTAAAAACTGGTGATTCTAATTCGGCATACTCTTTACTACTCTTTATAGTATAAGATAAAGTTTGGTAATAATCATTATCTGGAGTTACTTGAGAATCTAAATTCAATTCTCCTACATTATCATTCCAACCAACGTTTCTCAAAGTGGAATAACTAACGTCACATACGGTTTCAGATCTTTGGATAGAATCTATTGTCGCTAAAGATCCACTATCTCCACCTTTAACAATTTCTCCAACTTGTAAATCATAATTACCCTCCACTTTCAAATAGAAACCATCAAAATCTTTGAGCAATAAATCAAGATCATTTCCTGTAAAACTTAACAGTCTTTCGTCTTGGAGGAAAGATGATTTTTTTGCATTGACATTGAAAATTGGATAATCTGCACCATTAATTAAAGTTCCAGATCCTTCTTGAACAGTTTTTGCAATTCCAGTATTTGTAGTCAGTCCACTTACATTAATTGTTACTAAATCATATGGAGAAGATGTGGTGTAATCTTGTACGTCAAAAAGTTTATATCCATAATCTTCGGAGTTAAATCCAGATCCAATTTGATCAAATCTTTGTATTCCTTCAACAAAAACCTTATCGCCAGCATTAAATTGATATTCTGTTGATGGTTTTGTTATAGAACAAGTAAATATTCCACTAGAAGATGATTGAACAGTTTGAACAGTAATTCCATTACTATTATTGATAGTAACTATTTTTACAGATTCATCTGGTATTCCTTTTGGTTCAGATTCTACATTTATGAATTGAATTGAACTGCCAGACAATTCTGCTGTCAAAAGTCCAGCGTCTATTATTTTTCCAGTACTTTCATTTACGACAATTACGTCTGGAGAAGAGAAATAACCGTTTCCACCGTAGGTAACATCAACAGAAGATATTGTATTGGCATCTTTAACAATTATAGATGGTGAAATTCTTGGGACTGGTTTTAATGTTGGATCTGATGGATATTCAAATTGATCATTTATAATTTTTATATCTTTCAAAGAACCAATAACACTTGATTTCGGTATAACAACAGCATTTTGTCCGTTAACGGAATCAACGCTCAAAAGTGCTGGTAATTTTTTATATCCAACTCCACCAGAAAGAACTTTAAGCTTGTGTATAGGTCCATTAGCAGTTTTCGAATTGGTCGTATACTCCAGAGTATCACATTCGTCAAGACTATATGAAAGTCTTTCTGGATTCTCTTTCAAGACAAAATCGAATGTTGTATTACCAACTGATATAATATTATAAGATCCATTATAGTCACTGTCACTGAAAGATATTTCAGAATAATTTTTTACTTCTTTATCCGACGTAGATATACTTCCAGATTTTTCTAAAGAGTAATATAATTTATCGGGGATATTTTGATTAGGAAGATATGTAAATGTTAATGCGGTTCCAACTGTCTCAACAGTAAAAACATCCGTGGATCCACTGGATACAAACTCATTTTTAAATTCACTATCATAATAAATTTTTAAGTTATATCCAGAAACAGAAGAATCTGTCAAATTGAATACTACATTATTATTTTTTGTAATTTTAAGTTGAGGATTTATTTTAGATAGTGTTTGATCTACTCCACCAGTACTTCCAATACCTATTACCGTTGGAGGATTATTTACAGAATCAATGTAAGTCTCACAGAGTTTGATGGTATCCTCGTTCAACTTATAAACATAAAACTCTCCATTATAAAGACCTTCAGGAATAACTTCGGCAGAATAGTTAATCTTATCGCCAGTTACTAATCCATGATTTAATATGGTTATAGAATTATTTGATGTGCTTACTCCAGCGGAACTAAAACCAATAGGATCAATAAGAATTTTTTCAGTTAGAGTATCTCTAGAAACTTTAATAAATGTTGTTGTTCCAATTCCTATAGTAAGATTTGGAATAGCAGTAATAGATACAGAATCTCCAACAGAAAGATTGTGGAAGGTGGAAACAGATACTGTTGATTTTATTCTAGAAACATTAGCAGTTATTTGATTGACGGAAGTTTCAAACAAGTACCGATCATCATCAACATTTAAATTTTCATGAAAGAATAGTTCTGAAGAGTCTATGGTAGTTTTTAATCCAATTAAGTCTCTTCCTTTGTTTATAACAAAAAGACTTGATGGTAAACCTCCAGGTATTAGATTAATACCATCCGTAGATACTGCAACATTGTTTCCTGTAAGAGTGTAAACAATTTGTTGATTTGTCTTAAATGGATGGTTTTCAATATAAATTGATTTTGATGGAATACTTCTAGTTTCTAAAGATGGACCAAATGAGAAAGTAGAACTGGTTGATATTCCAGCAATAGTGCCAAATCCTACAGATTCATATGGATTGAAATAGATTTTGTGATTCCGTTCTGATTCAAAGTAATTAACATTTTGTGGTATTGTAAATCTATTTGATTTGTATGTAACCGCAGTTCCAACAGCATGAGATGTTCCTGTTACACCTCTTTCTACTCTCAATACATTTTTATTTCTAAAAATGTTCAATACTTTTAATGTTTCTGTTCCGATGCCAATATTATCTCCAGAATATAATTTCTCTGGAATGGTCGAAACGTAAATTTCTGTTCCACCAATAGAAGTAGCACTTTCTATATCAGATATTATTTTTGTAGTATTTTTTGATACAGTGATCTTATGAATACCATTCAGTTCGGATAAATTTGTGGACAGACCAGAAATAGTGACATAATTATTAGTATCCAATATATGATCTGAAGATGTAAATATGTCAACACCTTGATTATAATTCCAAACTAATATGGAATCATTATATGAAACCGTATCTGTTTTTATATCAAAAATTTGTTTTCCTTTGATGGAAGAAACTTGTACATCTAATCCTCCACCACCAGTATTAGTGTCTGAATAGTTTAATTTATCTCCTACAGAATATCCAGATCCAGCACTTATTATTTCAAAACCATCTACTGATCCAGCATATACAGACTCTACGACAATTCTCTGTTTTGATATATCATCAATTTCAGTAAAGTAATCATAACCAGCACCTACATCAGAAACTTTATATGGGAAAGTATTTCTTAAAAGATTAGAAGATTGGAAATCAAATGATTGATTTAAATCGATATTTTCATCTAAAATTTTTGATTGATAATCATTTCCTATAAAATATGGGAATACTGGAACTCCTGCAGAATTTACAGTCGCTACATAGGCATATATTCCATTTGGAAACTCTCTTGTCTTTGCAAATCTACCATTTTTATCGTCAAGAGTGCCGCTATTTGTAAACTTATAGTCTTCTACAAAAAATCCTTCAGCAAATACACTTGGTCTATCTTCAATATTTGAAACATTTGAAGTATATCCAGAAGACATCAAAGATATTATAGAATTTTCATCGTCTGGATCAGAATAACCAAATGGTCCATATATTGGATTTCCATCATATGCCCATCCAATAATTCCAGAAAGTTTTGGTTCTATAGAATTTGCATCACTTTCACCAAGAGAATTTCTCAATGATTCAAAGTAACCAGAAACAGTATATTTTAACTTATTGGTTGATTCTATTAATAATTCACTTCCAAATCTACTTGTATTGTTTATTGTCAAAGATCTAATTTTAGGTCTAAAAAATGCTCCAGATCCTGATGGTTTTACGGTAATATAAGATGAAGTAGAATATCCAATTCCAGTGTTTACAACTTTAACATCTGTAATACTACCATTGGTTACTACAGCTCTTAAATTAGCACCAGATCCTGCACCAGAAGGATCAGTTACAATTAAATCTGGTATCGAATAATATTCAACACCTCCACTCTGCACAACGACAGAATCAATCATACCATTTAATATTTGTGGAGTTAATGAGGCATTTTTACCAATTTTCAGTTCTATCGTTGGATTCTTTTCAAAATTGATAATTGAAGATCCATAACCAGTTCCTTTCTCATACAGATATAAATCTGTAATGCTACCTTTTACTTTTGGTGTTGCTAAAATGTTTTGATATACTTGTGTAGTTGTTGAAAAACCTACAGGATTATATTTAATGGAAACTACAATATCTGGATAACTAAAATACTGATATCCAGAACCAGTGTTAGAGAGTTTGATATACTTCTCTCGATCAAAATTGGTTGTTATTGTCCCACCAATTCCCGCATCACAAATTCTAAATGAATCGTCATTAACTTTAATCACAAAGTATTGATTACTTGTTGAAAGTCCGGATAATCCTGCGGTTTCAAAATTATAAGTAATTAATTCTCCAGTTTTGAATCCGTGATTAACAAAATTGATACTATCATTTACAGTAGAAATTCCGGATTGAGAAACAATTAATTTTCTATTAGTATATCCAGATCCACCATCTATAACTTTTATATCAGAAATTGTATTTTCAAAAGTAATTGTCTGGAACTTATGAGTTCCTTCAGTTCCTGTAGAAAATCCTATTTTATTGGATCCAGAGTTATAATCTGAAAGAGATTCAAATAATGAAATTGTAGTATTATTTTCAACTCTAACAAAATATGAAGTCCTATCTAAAAGTGTTGTTGTCCCAGAACCAATTACCAAACTCGAATTTCCATTCGAATTGTATATCACTTCTTGACCATTTTGGAAATTATGATCTGATAAAAATGTAATAGTTCCAGTTGCAGTTCCTATTCCTCCTGAATTTGTGTTCAAACGTCCATCAAAAGAAACGTCCCTATATCTCTTAACTAAAACCGGTTCTAAAACTGCACCACTACCATTTCCACCAGAAATATCCACAGAAAGTATCTTATCAATATTATATTCCTGTGCATCTACAAAAACAGAATCAATTTTTCCACTCAGAACTGGTTGAGCAAGCGCATTTGTTAAACTTGTAGAAATACTGACAAATGGTGGATTAATTACGTCATAATTTGAACCACCATTCAATACATCAATAGATTCTAGAGGACCATAATAAATTTTATCCAAAGACTTATAATTGGAAATTTCTACACCATTAATTAACATTCCACTTGTTGTTCCTGGAATTGTTGATTCTCCAGAACCCTTTATTTGCGTATTTAATGGAAACTTTTTGAATATTTTTTGAACACCAATCTCATTTGATTTTTGTGAATATAATACAAATAAATGTGAACCAAAATCTGGTTCAGGAGCACTAAATTTTAAATAATCTGGACCACCTATTATTTCATTAGTTAAATATAATCTTATTTTTTTAGGATCATTTAAAACCTGAACATAATATAGTCCTGTTTCTAAACCAACTAATGGTGCATCTGAAGGACTATAATAAACAGCATCGCCTGTTATGAAAGGAACATTTATACTATTACCAATAGTTGCATAAAGAGAATCTGTATCAAAATCAAAAAGATTATCTTCGGAGTTAATTGTAAATCCGTTTGTTTGTTTTGTTATATTATATCTGTAATTATTAACTCCTCCAAATATCTCCGAAGATGGTAAAGAATTGGATGCCACATAAGCATAATCATTCTTATCTGTATATAAATTTAAGATATCTGAAGTTATATTAGAATTATATTCTAATGACACTCCAGTGCTTTGAGCAGTGTTGATAATTCTTCTAAGGTCATATTTTTTTGAAGAATTTGTTGCAAAAGATCCTGCAACTCCAACAACATCAACATCTAATATTTCATCAACATAAGGACTATTGAAAGATTCTGTGATGGTTTCAGTGTCTCTTTCTATCAATTCTACTCTGTCACCAACTTTAAGACTTGATTTGTCTACATTACTAGCAAGTTGATAATTTGATTCTAAAGAATTTACACTATATTTTGCTGCTGTATTATAGATCCAAGAATTAGCAAATATTTGCTTATAAGTTTTATTTTCTTGTGGGTTGCCAACGTTATCACCAAGATATGCAATTCCTATTTCATCCCCTTCCGCCACTTTTACGGTCTCATCAACAAAATCCGATAAGACTCCAAGAATCCTAAATTCTACTTTTTTTGTTAAGTCGCCATTTTCATATCCATAATAAGTTTCGTCAGATCTAACTAATACATTTTTTTGAATATCACTAACTACACCAGAACATCCAAAAAATTGATTTATACTTTTTTCAGTATAGGTAATTATATTTCCTTCGGATATTATAGTGCCAGATTCTGCAAATCCTATTGTAGAATCTACAGTTATTACATTTGAACCTGCAGGTGCTGATAAAGTTGTTTTTGTATTCGGTGTAATTACAAAATTTCCTTCTACTGCTCTTGGTTCGTCATATCCAACAAACAACGAAATTTTATAGTAAGAATCATTATTTCTAGTAAAAGGTTCTACAGAAGAAACTGATGCACTGGTTTGATCATCTGTAGTTTTTCTGATAGTTTGTCCTACCAATCGCCCAATATCGGCATTTTCTGTAATAACTTCCGTTATTGCAATTTCTCTCCTTACATAATCTGCATAAGAAGGTTTAATTAAATATTTTTCTAAATTTATAACTTTTGGATCTTCATTGTACAGAACTTTAAATAAAATTCTAAATGATTCATCCGTTCCTTTTGCTGTGTAAAAAGATTTTGCTTCTTTTAGAAATGTTCCCACATTCAATCCAGAAGTAAAATCTGTTTTTTGTAACTGATTTACAATAGTATACTTTATTTTTTCATAGAATTCTTTTAAAAATAAAGAACTTAAGTTTTCTACTTTTGAACCAGAAGTGTGGTTTAATTTATTGCTTTTCGTAAATACTAATTCTTCTTGATCTAGATTTTGATGATATGCAGTAATTCCACTAAATCCACGAATACATCCGGTAAATGTAGTTGCTGTTTTTCCAGTATACGTAATAATTTCATTGTCTATTTTAAATAGACCATATTGATCTGGAAATCCTTTTGTACTATCTACCGTAATATCAGTATCAGAATCTGTTATATTTGCAGATAAAGATGTTGACCCAACAATTACTTCAGGCGTTAAATTATCTAATTTCAAATATTGATCTAAATTTTCTGCAATATCAATTGGACCACCTTGATATTCTTGTGATATGTAATATTGCTTTAAAAACTCTGACGCATTTGGACTTTCATCCAAAATAAAACTTGGAAGTTGGCTCTCAATAATTTGCTGAACCTTAACTCTAGATTCAAATCCAGTCTGTATCATATTAGTTTCTTGTTAGATTCCCGTTTGAGTAACTTGATGTATAGTATTCTCTTGTAAAGAGATTTCCAGTTATTTCATCGCCAGAAGCGATTACGTCTCTCAGCATATTTATTTGACTTTTTGAAATATCAAACACCAAATATAAATCTTTTAATCCAATTACATCATTAGATTCTGGGTATGCTTGAATTTCAATAATACCATTTTCCTTTACAGTAGATACTATAACGGAAGATCCTAATTTAATTTCCCCTTTAATATAATCAACTGTCCCAAAAGATTTTGATATAACACGTATAGTTCCATCACTCAAAGTTTTTACAACTGCTATATTTCCAGTTTTGAGATCTTCATTTGGTACATCAGTAAGATATACCGTATCTGCTTCTCCAGAAATACGGAATCCTGTGGATTTAATATTATAACCTTTAGGATTTACATGAAATCTATTTCCAAAACATAGTTCATATTGTGCAGATTGATTTAATGCTACTTTTAAATCTCTTCTAATTTTAACTTTTGTAATATTTGATGTAATCGCAGCATCAGTGTTATCAATAGTTTGAAGTACTTTACTATACTTGAATCTCCCACCAAACTTATTGAGATCTACAGATTCAGAATATTTTGTTAAAGAATCAATAACACTTGTTTTAAGAGTATTAGAATTGGAAACTTGAGAATTATTATAATACACAGCAGAATCTATTTCCACATATAATATCTTAAGATCTATAATCTTTTGATTTATACCAGATATTGTGTATTGTTTTAAATCACCAAGAATTCTTGATTTGTCAAAATCTGAAACATATGTACCATTTTTTGGTTTAACGCTTAGAACAACAGTTCCATATTCTGGAGGATCAAGTTCTTCTCCCCCAACAACTGCAACAGATTCTGCATTTGGATAAATTTGTTTAATTATTGCCTCATAATCTCTTGATGTTACTGCCCTATTCTGTGCGGAGTAAATCCTTGGAGAATAATATTTAATTGAATTAATAGATTCTATGTCAGATCCATTTGAAGAAGGATTATTGGTGGTTATAGAAACATTACCAGTTTCCAATATAGTTCCATCAGATTTTATAACACTTCCAGCAAAAGAAAATACTCTGGCTCCGTTTCCTTGTATTCCATCAGTTATGATGTAATTTGCCGTTACATAGATTCCATCGTCATTTTCTCCAAGTTTTTTGCCTATTATTCCATCACCAAAAATAAGTTCATATTTTTCATCTTGAATTTCTTGAAGTAAATATATTCTTGTATTTGCGTCAACGTTGAGTATATTATCTACAAGTTTATATTCTAATCCCAATTCGCTTTCTGTTTCTGAAACATAAACAGAAAGAGTTGATGTATCGATATAAGAATTGTTTAGAATAAATCTTTGATCTAAAGATCCATCATATAAGAATTTTTTCGTTAGATATGTTCCCTGATAGACTTCCAGATTTTCAAATGTCGCTGTTCCATCAATAACATTTGCGGTTACATCCTCTGGAATACAGAATGTATATGTGGCGTCATTTGCCTCTCCAACACAAACTAATCCTCTTTTAAGAGTGGCAGTAAGGGTTCCTGTTATATTCTCAATAGAGAAGGTTATAGATGCCTTTGATGCCGTTCTAGATCTAGGAACATATCCAATATTTCTTGCCAGAGATACTACATTCTCGCGCAATGTTGCAGAATCCAAGAAAGATTCGTTCACAATCATATTACTATTAAATGCAGTAATATAAGTGTTATATGCGAGGGTATCAATCAATACAGAAAAGTTCGATCCTTCAAAATCAAAGTCCGTAAACGTAGAATTGGCACGTAGATAGTCCTTGATTGAATCTCTTATCTGGTCAAAGTCTAGATTGGTAAATTTAGTAAAAGGCATTTTTTATCTTGTTGCCTCTAAGAGGAATGTATATTCTTGTGTCGGAAACTCCTGCCCAATAATGTCAAAAAATACTACAATTTCAAAAGCATTTTGATCTGGTTCTGGATAAACCTGAACAAAAACATTATCAACTCTTGGTTCAAAATTTTGTATAGCAGTTACAACTTGTTCTTGAATTGTTGATGCAGTACCAAAATCTACAAATTCAAATAGACTACCTCGCACATCAGATCCTAACAATGAATTAAAGAATCTTTCTGTAGGGATAGTCTCTACAATATTTCTTACAGATCTACGAATCGCATTCTCATTTTTCAGTATTTGTAGATCCTTTGTTACTGGATGAGGAACAAAGGATAAATTAATGTCTTTAAATGATCTCGATACCCTTTGTTCTGCCATTAGACTAGAGTTTTCTTGATTTTATTTATATTTACTTCCAAGGATTTCCATAACTTGGCTCTGTTCCATACTCCCAATCATCATAATCTTCATCATTGCGAATTTTTTCATGCAATTTTGTTTGTTTTTTTAAGTCATGTGACTGTTCATAATCCATTATTTCCTGTAAAAACTCATGTTTTTCCTTATAAACATCAATTTGCTTCATTGAACCATAATCAGAGGCAAGATGAGTAGTTCCCCACATTTCTTTCATATAATCTTTGTTCCTATCTACAGACGATTTTCCCATTTTAGCTCCTGTTTCGTTAAAAACAGAACTTTTAGAGGGGTTGCTATCCCTTATCCTTATTTATTTTCCTCTTCTTCACGCTCTTTGGCAGTTTTCCAGTGATATTCGTCCTCGCGCCCCATTCCAAGACGATCATAACCATTCTCAACTTGATAATATTGAGTCGAAACTTTAAAATCTGGTATTTTTGGTTCGACAGGTGTCAAACTATTGTCAAAAATACGTAATCTATTGTTCGGGTACAGTGCATATTGACCATTTTCAAGTTCAATCAGATTATGAGATTTGTGTTCGGCAGGATTTTCACTCGTTGCCCAGTCAACCATGTCTGGGTCACGGTGATAATTGTCAATTGTGCATATATAAGTGCCTTTTTGAATACCAAAGTCGCGTGTATAGCACTCAAAGTCCATACTACCGATGAATTTTTTATCAATACTCACCACACCATAGTCCATACAGTTCCAAAATTGTAGGTTTGGCAGATTCATGTCTGGACTAGGTGTTTCCGGCGACGAGACAAACGCGCTTATGGGTAACTTATCATACATTGCCGCATATTCTGGCAAATAAGTTTCAAAATAAAAAGCGCGTCCAGGAATCGACTTTGCCGAAACCCAAACGCCTTTAACAAATTCACCGTGTCCACTTTGATGATCTGTAAGATATTCTTTACGAACCCATACTTCAACTGATGGAAGGTTGGTGATTAAACAACTCATAAGACTTTATTGACTGTCTTATTTAACCCTTACCTTGACCGCGATACTTCTTACGAGCTTTATTGCGAGAAGACGCGGCATACTTGGTATGAGAACCACATCCTTGACGAGTTTTCTTCGGTGCGCCTTCAACATAACCACCGCCTTTACGCATTGCCATTTTTTAATCTCCTAGTAATTTCAGTTTCAAGATCTTCAGGTCTTGGAGAACCCGTCTGATAATACTCTATCGACAGGTCCTCCATAATATCAAAATATTCTAATTCTGTCAAGTTACTATAAATCCTACTACCTTTATGATAAATGTTGTAAGATTCGTCAGCCATATCAAATAACCCTTGACTTTTCGTGACCGACTCTAACGCGAGGATCGCACCAAATTTCAAATCCTGCTTCCTTTGCGTCCAGACAGAATGATACATCTTCTCCACACATGTCCTGAACCTGTCCAGATTCGAAGACTTGCATCTTGGGAGCAAACCAAGGATACTTCATTTCAGGATGTTCAAATACACCATTCTTAATAAGTAACCAACCAAATCCAGTGTAATCAACTGTAAATGGTTTACGACGCTTGGTGATTGTTTCACCAGTTTCATGGTTCATGACACCACCATTATTGCGGAAATCATCTTCCTCTAACCAGTGTGCAACAGAAGTCGTGCGACCATCTTCGGTCATGTACCAACCTGCCGCAATGTCTTTGTCCATCAAAATCAATTGATAAAACTTTTCAGTGTTGAAAACAATATCACTATCAATCCATAATTGATAATCATAATTCAGTTTTCCATCCCAAGGAAGTTGATCTGGTCCACGCAGAACATTCGCACCTAAACACTTGCATCTTGCAAAATTTACCATCGATGAATAATCTTGCGAGATCTGGATAGATGCTCCTGCTTGTACAATATCAAAACACAATTGTACAAAATTTTTCAGATACGTATACGAGACGCCTCTTCCAGGAAGACAAAAGACAATCGATTTTCCACGGATCATCTCTTTTGCTTGCTCATAGTCCCACTCTGGAGCACTTTGCGACGGTGTGGGAGCCTTTGCTTTTACCGTAAATCCTTTAGCCATAATAGAGAGTAATTACTTCAGTTTGTACGTACAACAAATATCATACAGTATTATCTATACGGTGTCAATCCTTCTTGATATCCGTAATTATAATACAGTCTCCTTCGACTTCCATGTTTACTTCGGTGCCCTCATACCATCCATACTCATTCAGAATCCATTCAGGAATCGTAACATAATACTCTCCAGTAACTGGATCGACTTCTACGGTGGTAAAATTTTCCTCCGGATTTTTTTGCATTTCTTTGAAATCTACCATTGATTTTATATATGTGTGTGAATAATTTAAAGGTCGAGTGTAACACTTTATAGATTAGGGGGACCCATGGGTTTTATATACACGGCGGGCAACATATAAGGGGGCATAATACCCCCTAACTGGTGATTCACGAACGAATGCCTATTTGTATCAACTTGCGTCGCACATCACGTTTAACCTGATTCAAAGAATGACGGCAGGAGGGTGTCGATGCCGTATGAATCTTCACCCCTGTATGATGCCTCCAAACCAAATGATTTTTCTGTCGTTGCAACTCAAATCCTTCAGATTCCATGTACTTTGTGAGTTCTTTTTGATGTTTCATGATGCAGTCTGGAAACGATTGTTGTTAAAGTTAGCAGCACTGAAGAGACGACGATTCACCAACTTATATGCACCGAACTCATTGTGCATTACATAACCTTCAGAGTCAATTCGATCCTGACCGATGTATGCTTCGGGACCATTATTACGGCACAGAAAGAGTGCATCATCTTTGATAGATTGCACCAGTTTCCAGAATGCAATCAGAGTGTAATCACAGTCAAAAGCATTATCATCAATCGGTGTATTCTCACGAATGCACTTGTTAAGTTGCTTTTTAATTTCCTTTGCTTGCTTATCATCGACGAACTGAACATTCTGTGCCATTACTTTAGCGAACTGAATGACCTCAGAAAGATCATCAAACGAACCCGCACAGGTGATATAATTGCCAGAGAAGATACGGGCACAGGGTTTCACAAACTTACAGTAAACTGTGTCGGTGATGGTAAACTTCATCGGGTGTGCGATTGCATCCCTTAAGTCACTCTCTGCAGTGTAGAAAGTATGTGGAGCAACGATGATATTTTGATCGATTACTGTTGGAAACTTATAGGTGATTGTGTTGGGAGTATATTCGTCAGATCCACCGAAACCGATAAAATCCCCTTGGAAAATGCCATCTGTACGAGGTAACCAATCAAAACAATCGTGCAGAATTTTTGCAACTTCACCGACGTGGTTCGCATCAATTTCTTCATGAGATTCGTTGATTTTGATTTTAACTTTGTTGAAGACACTTTTGGTGCCTACGAAGAAATTTCCAGTCGCAGGATTAGTGCCCCATACGATTGCGGGAGCACCATCAATTTTGACGGAAAGATAACACTCAGAGAGGAAAGAATCTAGGACAGAAAGATCACCTGTGAGGATGGTATCTTCGGGGTGTTCGATGTGAAGGTTTTTCATAATGTTGTGTTGGTAAAGTGAAAACAATTGAGGGGGAATTTAACCCCCAAAGTTGTCATCCTGCCAAACGCATTCCGTCGGTGAAAGGAATAGTCCGCATTGCCTTTTCAGTCAGGTCGAACATTTGAATGAACCACTCATATTGTTTCTGGAAAATATACTCTTGCTTGGTTCCGCAAGTGTAACCAAACTCAGAAAGAAGTGCATTCAGACGGGATTTTGTAGTCTTTGACTGATAACCACCATCAAACAATTTGAGAAAGTCATCACCAACCTCAGCAATCTTGTTCCCGTGCAGATATACATGGGACACGGGAGGGTTCACATTGTCGCAAGTGTGGATAACTTCAGTGTTATCGCACTTCCAATCCTGATTGTTGTTGATTGCGGCAATCATTTCAGATTCGATCTTACGCATGAGAGAGAAGAGAAGGGACTTGGGAGGGTGCTGTCCCCTCCACTCCTATACAATACACGATCTAGGGCACCGTGCCAAAATCGTGTGTAGGTTGCTCAACCGTCCACTGGCAGCTCCGATTCTCAATAGTAAAAATACTTGAGAATCGAAACGGTTAGTGATAGAAACTCACTGACCGTTTGTGTAACTTCCTAGAAGATGATCACCCTGACGAACTTCGGCATAACCAAATTCTTCGGAGAGATCTAAACACAAACCCCATGCATCGTCGATGTCAACAAAGGAAGAATTTTCGTAAGGTGCAGATGGGCAGTGAACAGAATAGCGCATAATGATGTTAATGAAGGAACGGAAGAGTTAGTGTTAACGAAGGGGTTGCAATTTCACAACCTCAGGCACACTATGATCCTCTCTCACAGTGTGAATGTGAAAGTTAGGATTGTTGCGCTGGCATGTAGCAATTGCCTCCTCTTTAGTGGCGCTGATGTATGCCAACTCATCACGCATAATGTGACCATTAGGACGTTCAAAACGACCGGAGATGATGAACTTGGTTTCGTGAATTGCCATCAGTTGATTGTCAGTTTGGAGTGCGATTGTGCAAGGGTCAGTGTACATCAGTCGATGATATATCGGAGGTCATTACGATTGTTGCAGGATTCCCACGTTTTGTAGAACGAATCCCATGCGGCATTGTTGTAAACGAAGGAGGGAATGTCGAGCATCTCACACACCCAATCGTATGCCATATCGATGTCGGCATTAGTGTCATTCACGAATGCACTCATCTGACCCATAATGTCATCCCAAGTTGCTTGCATTTCGGGGGAAAGTGGAAAGATCGGAGTTGCCATTGCTTGTGTTCCTTTGACCCTTCTACATTACAGCATTTTGGGGGTCGTGCCAAAATCGTGTGTAGGTTGCTCAACCGTCCACCCGCGGCTGCGATTCTCAATAGTAAAAATACTTGAGAATCGACACGGTTTATATCATTCTTCCAACAAATCAGGATAGTATTCTTCTACCTCTGCGATCAATTCTTTCTCCGAATACTTATCATAACTCTCATCCATCACATCATATAACATTGCCATCATAGTTTTGATGTCCATGTCATCCAGGATTTGCTCAATGAGTGCAGTTTGAAGTTCGGAACGATTCATGATAGTTTCAGTTAAGAATGTGACGGTAATCAATAGAATTGATGCACCAACCTGTTGCACATGTGATCTCTTCAATTAGATCATCTTCATCATCTGCCTCCCAGATTGTTGACATCGTTTCGTCAACTATTTCCTTTTTGTAATCATCAGTAAGGAAATCATCCATTGTATCTCCATCACCAATATCATCAGTAAAATCAAACTCAATGTAGGTAATTTGGAATTGCATTGTTGTTAGTTAGCAGGGAAATTACGGCAGACAGCATCACACAAAATCTTCACAAGTTCACCATCATAGTTGACATCGTACTCTGCGAAGTAATCAGTGATGAT